CTAGGTTTTCTTTAATAGTGACACCTGTTACTGTGTCAATACCTGTTATATTAGGGTCTGATTTCATTTTTTGGGCTTCTTTACTATCTATATCTAGATATTTTGTTTCACCCCCTTTAGTAGTAACTAAGTGACCACCTTCTTTTAATTTTGATTCTCTTATTTTCATGTCGTTTGCGTATTTATTCATTGCTAATGCTTGTTCTTTATTTATACCTTTTAAGGTTTCTGGAAATGAAATTCCATATTTATTTTTAAATCTGTTTTTGTGCCATTCAGGTGTTTGTACTGGATGTTGAGCTCCATTTACTTTATCGAATACACTTTTAATTCTTCCAGCCATTTCTTTTGGAGCCATTTCTTCATTCATATTATTTTTAGGCATTACCCACAACCAAACATTACCATATACCCCTGATTTAGAATCAGATATTTCGTAATCTTCTATATTATCTTGAAATTTAGTGTATGTTTTAAGTGCTGCTGATTTTGCTGATGATATTGATTTTTCAATTTGAAGACTTACCTCTTTACCAAATAATGCTCCTGGTCCAGGTCCGTTATAATGAGGAAATTTAATGTAAAAAGCTCCTGTTCCTTCCATTCCTGGGCTATTATCAGGATGAGTTGAAACACCTTTGTCTGCATCTTTTAACATGTCAGAAGCTAATGATTGGTTTTCTTTTAATGTACCTACATCATCAGCGTCTTTCATTTTAACTACTTCAGCGTTTATGTTTTCTTCTTTAGCTAATGCTACTATTTCTTCTGCTTTTGCTTGGTCTATACCAAAGTCAATTGTTTTTCCTGTGTCTGTATTTACTACTTTAAAAGAAGTAGATTCACCCTCCCATACTCCTGGTAATCTTGATTTTGGTTTTATTGTAAAGGGATATTCATTCTTCCCTGTATATGGATCCTTACCTGCAGGTGCTACAGCTCTAGAGCTGTTAGGTGGACCTTGTGTTGTTAAAGTAGCATCGTTATATGCTCCCTCTCTGATTGTATTATCTAATGTTTCAAAAATGTTTTTCATTTTAGTATCTTGTCATTTTAGTTCTATTCATGTTACCTGCGCCCCTAACTGGTTCCATTCCTCTCGTTTGCATTCCTTGTCCTCCTTCTCCTGCGTTTTTATCATTGTAGTTGGTGATTTCTTCTTCATCATCAACAAAAGGTCTTGGAGAAGTAACATTATTACCATCAGTAGGGTTATGTCCCCCACCAGCAGCTCCAGTACCAGTATATTCTTTGATTACTGTTCTTATTAATTCTCTAAGTTCTCTTTTAGTCATTGATTTCTTTTTTCAATTTATCTCTTCCTATTTGGGCGTTTTTCTTAATTTCGGTGGTCATTTTTTCTTTATCAATACCTCCAACCCATCTTTCAACTTCACCATGTTCTGAAACATACCCACTATTAGAGCTATTCACTACGTCTAATAAATATTGCTCTGTTTCATTTAATATATCGATTTTGTTTTTGTTTTGTAGGTCTTTTATATAATCATCATATTTGCCTTGATTTCTTAATTTACCCTCCATATCAATAACACAATCGAAACATTTTTTATGAATTTTATAATTAGGTTTATCTAATCTTTTCTTCATTATTCTATTACATTCAGGGCAACATAATGGTAAAAATACTTCTTTTTTAATGGCATCTAGTTTTGATATTGTTTGTTTAATACCATTTTTGATTGTCCATGTTCTTTTATTTTCTGTCCAAACATCCCCTTCTTTGTATTCTGTTCTTTTTTTATTGTAACCTATCTGAGTTTCGGATGAAGCGTTTGCATTACCTGTAATTAGGTTTCGCATACGTCTAACATCTTTTTTTCTGAATTCTTTTTTTAACATATTTTATTTTTTAATCTATTGATCTGCCTGCTGCCATTTCTTTATCAGCCCAAGCTTGTTTTCCTCTAATGAATTTATCATTAGCTTGGTTGAATTTTTCATTGTTTATAAATACTTTATCAAACCAATTTTTTGCTTCTGGTTTTAAAACAACAGCAACATCTCCATATCTGCTTCTCATTTTTTCTTTATAATCCTCTAAAGCTCCCATATCTCCTATTTGTGATGATTTATCATCTCCTTCTGGGAAACTAATTGCATCTCTATAGTATGGTCCTTCTTCTCCATTGGGTTGTGTACGTGTAAAATGTACATTTTTGTAATTATCTATGAAGTGTTTTTTAATAACATCCATAGTTAAATCATCTAATTGAACTTCAATCTCTTCTTTTAAATACCCTAATTGAGTAGCTGTTTCTTTTAATGATTTTTTAATCTTATTTTCCATTTTTGTTGTTTTTATTTTTGTAGGGAAAACGCTCATTTAATTTTTCTTTTCTTTCATTACATCCACAATCATCACCTAAAATTTTTTTAGTTGCATATTTAATTCCTGATTTTTTAAGAATTTCTTCGATTGTGTCTCCTATTCCTTTATGTGCCATAATATTAGTTTATTATAAATATAAAATTATTCTTACTTAGCGAAACCTTTGTCCATTGCAAAGTTAGCTCTACTGAACTCTAACCTATCCACCAATTTAACACCATTACCAATATGATCTACGGCAACATACCCTTCAGGGTTTGTTACTTTTAAACCACCAGCACCATCATCCACAAAATGTTTTGTTCTGTAAACCGCGTTATTGTATTTGGTGATGAACACCGATTTGGCTTCTGAAAGTGTTTTACTTAATCTAAGTACATTTATGATGTTTTCTTTGTTGGAAGTAATATTGTTGATTTCTTCTTCTGATTTGATTCTGTGTTTTTCTTTACCTTTATCAGATTTTAATTTTTCTCCTTTCTTATTCAACTTTTCTTGGAGCCAAGATAAGAAAGTGTCATATGATTTTGATGGATCCTCTAAAAATTGACCTGTTCTAATTTCACTATTGATATAAGTGTTTAAAAAGACTGAAGGTAAACCATCGTAATTGACTTTGATTGAATCTGCTTCTTTTATTTTTCCTAAAACCTCCTCAGCTTCCTCAGGTGTGATTGTTACTGTACCTGTATCATCATCAAACCAAGCGTCATCAAACCAAACTTTATCACTTTTATTTAAACCACTAACATCCGCTCCAAAAGATGCATTGCCTTTTAAATCATCGTAGGTTGTGTGGAAAACTATTCCTAAACCAGCATTGCTGATTTTTTGTCCTAAATTTGAATCTGCTTCTACTGCGTAAGTTATTGTGTTTGGTCTAAAAATATAATGTGCAACACCATCTATGTCTTTAGTTGATACTGTTGAATCACTAAACATGAAATCTCCTTGTAGTATATTTTTGATTCCTAAAGAAGGAAGATATTCTAATGCTAATTTAAGTTTTGTTGCTAAACCAGGTGCATGTCCATGGTTTTGGTTTATGTCTTCTTTGGTGTAATTGATTTTTGGTTCTTTGTTAAATACTGATTTAGTACCTACAAAAAACTTTCCATTTTCAGGGTGTGTTCCAACAAACATTGCAGGCGCTCCATCCCATTTAACTGATGTATTTACTTTAGCATTACTATGTCCTTTAAGGTTTTGAATTAATTCTAAAAGAAAAGATTTTGCCTTATTATAACCATCTTGCCCTTCAGTTAGTATTAATTCTTCAAGGTGTGTTAAGTGAGTGTTTGCTTTTGCTTCTAGTATATTTTCTTTTAATTGTTTTAACCACCAATCTTGTGAAAATAATTTTGATTCATCTACTGATGTACCACGGAGGGAGGGTCTTATTGTTATATCCTTCTTGGGTAAATCACCTATATATTTTAATTTACCTGATTCTAATGCATCTCTTATCTCCTTATCTACTTCATTATCTTGTTTTTGAGACATCATAAGTTGAAGATTTCTGTACCATTGAGGGTCGATCTCTTTAATTTGATCTTGATAAGTTTGTAATAGATTTTGTGAACCATATTCTATTTCTTCAAGCTCCCTAGTTGGGTCTTCTTTAAAATAACCATAAAAATACTCTAAAGCCTCTAAACGTTGAGAATGGGAGCTTATGTTTTCAGGATCAATTTTCATTAACATTTTAAGTTTATTTTTTAATCTTGAATATGTTTCTTCAGCATCTGGAGTGCTTAATTTTTTATATAAATCTGCATGTGTAGCCCATTGTTTTACATCATAATCGTTAAATTCGTATTCGTTAACTGATATTTTTTCGTATATATCTTTACTTGTTATATTTTTTCCAAAATCAACATAATAATCTAACCCCCCTTTGTCTAATTCTTTTATTAAAAGATCTATCATGATTTTTGCTTCTTTTTTAGCTTCTGGAGATAATTCTGTTGCTTTTTTTCCATCTCTTTTTGCTTCATAATGATGTCTTATTTCCTTAAAAACAGCCATTTCTTCCATTCTATCTCCTGTGTGAGTTCCCGCAAATTGTTTTTCTGATCCTTTACTTGAAAGTTTAACTGCTAATCCTACCATAGCTGAGTTAAAATCTTTTTGATAGTCTCTGTCTACCATTTCAATTCCTTGGTCTACTATATCTTGGGTATTTTGAGCAGGTGCTTGACTAGCTACAGATAACAATATAGCTAGTGTTAATAATCCTTTTTTACCATATGATTTTAGCTTATTAAAATCAAATTCATTTAAAGTATTAAATTCAGATAAAATATCATCTACTATTTCTTGTTCTTCATCTGATAATTCATATAACTTTCTTGTTAATGTACCTTTAATAAAATCAGGAACAGGAATCATTTGGTCTCCTTGTTTTCTTGTTACTTGTCTAAGTTTTTTGAGATTTTTTTCGTGTTTGGCCTTTTCTTGATTATTCATAGTACCTCCCATCATTTCAGAAAGCTCATCTGGGTGGTTTACTTTAAGGCTAATTTCTGGGTACTTGGCCGCTAAAGCTTCTACCGCCGCTATATTTTTAGGAGAATCATCTACGAATGTGATATCATCGTATCCTGATTTGATATTTTTTTCTATCCAGTTGACTTTTTCTTGTGGGTCAGATGAACCCACAGCTATAACATACACATCCAAACCTAAAGATTTAAGGTATCTTCTAACTGGGTAAGCTAAAAGGCGGGCTGTTAATATAGTTACTTTGGACGATACATCCTGAACATCCGATCTTAAAAGATCAACTATGTGTTGGATTGGAGTTGCGTCTGTTATTATTTTATCAAATTCAGTGAAATCGAATTTATCTCCTGGTTGTGGTTTATAAACAGCGTATGCTGCTGGGTCTAAACTATCCATAGAACCATCTGCGTGTTTGATTCTTATATTTGCTCCTCTTGTTACTGCTAAAGTATCGTCGAAGTCATATATTCTGAGTTTTTTATTACCTTCGCCTGTTTGGTGGTCTTCTTTTAAAGAATTATAAATATCCCCCATCCAATTACTTTTTGTTGTTTCTATACCATTATTTGATAATACTATTTTAACAAAACTACCACAATTTTCTGCTTTGTTTTTTGTTTTAATATTACAAGCTATAGTATCTGGTATTGTTATTTCTTTAGGTAGTGGTTTTTCATCATATAGGCCCTTCTTTATTGCTTCATTTTTATCTTTAGGCATTTGGAAGAGTTCTTCTGTGTCTTCATATTTGTATGTCTCTGGGGCTTTATCTGATCCTCTATGACCACTCATATCTCTTAATCTTCCATCATTTAATATAAATCCTATATGGTCCCATTTTTGTCCTTTAGGGGTATGAGGAGATTTCATAACAAATATCTTACTTGCTTTATCCCCCTCAAGAGATTCATACATCGTTCCTGCTCCTCCTTGTCCCGTTGCAGCGTTATATTTTCCACCTCTCTGATATTTTATAACTGGAGAAGTTTCATCATCTTTAGGCCCGTCAGGCATCCCTGCTTTCCACTCACTACTTTTCATGTAATCTAAAACATGGTCTTCTGGATTATATAGGTCTTCTTGGATTGATCCTTCTAACATTGTCCAAATTTTGTCTTTATTTTCTTGAGATAAATGTTCTGGTAAATATTTTTGGAATTGGTATTTTTCTCCATTTTTTATAAATCCTCTCATTTCAGTTCCAGATACACCTCCTGCTTGTGGGGGTACTTCTACTGTTGAAAATTGGATTCCTCTTGGTTCTGCAAATTTAGAGATATTAGCATATCTCTTATCTGCTGAGTCTTTTTCTCCTATTGCCAAGTAAATTATAGAACCTTCAGGTGCTTCTTGTTCTATAAAGTCATATACGTCTCTAACGGGAGAGGGGGCGTTTGAAGGAAGAATTGTAAGTTTATTTGATACTGGGTCTGTATCTGTAGATCTATATATTTCCCACATTAATAGAGATTGATCACGAGTGATTCCTTCTCTTTCTTTTGCGCCCACCTTAACTACAACAGTATCTGCGTCAGTATTAGCGGCTAACCATTTTGCCATATTGTAGTGGCCTGCGTGAGGTGGTTTAAATCCCCCAGGCAAAAGTGCAATTTTCTCCATTAACTATATAGTTTTGTAATAAATATAAAACTCTACGACAAGCTCAGCCTCTTTTTCATTAGATCGGCTGTTGTGAGAGGTTGTGACTTATGTAAAAGTTCGGTGAATTTTTCAAATCCAAGTTCGTTTGGGTCTTTTCCATCCATTTCTATAAGGTATACTTTCTTTCCTATGGAGATGAATTTATTAGCATGATCGAAAGCATCTAAAAGTGCATCTTCATCCAAAGCAAGATAGATAGAGTCTGTTTTAGATTTGATGATTCTTTGCATTAAAGTTGATGAAATCTTCTTCCCAAACAAAGGTATCGCGTTTCGCTTAATCGTCATAGCATCGAACGCGCCTTCGCATAAAATCACGGGTAAATCCCAGTTTATAAGCATTTCAAACCCAACTATGTCCTTCGACGTGGAAGCCAATTTATGCTTGATATATGCGTTTTTATCGAACGAACGACCAACATAGTAATTTAAAAAACCATCTTTATCATATGATGGAATTACTACCATATTTTTGAGGTCTCCTGTTTCACTGTAGTGGATATTGTATTTTACTATGTCTTGTTGGGTGATTCCTCTTTGTGAAAGATAGTGGTTTGCATGTCTAGATAAAACAGCAGAAGAACCCATCAAAGACATAACTCCCTTTGGAAGTTGTAGTGTAGATGCGTCTATTTTTTGTTTTTTGGATTTTTTGAAATTATATTGCTTATCGATTTCTTTTAAAGTATCGTAAACAGATGGTGGTGCTTCAACTTCCCTAAGAAGTTTGAAAGCTCTATGACCCTTATAACCACAAACCCAACATTGGAATTTTTGAGTTGATAAATTTAATGTTAATTTTTTCTTATGGTGATGGCAGGAGGGACAAGTAAAGACAGCCTCGTCTCCCCCTCGAGCAGATTTACTTCTTCCTAAAACCGATTCGAGTAGTTGTTTTAGTAAATCTTCTTTCATCTAAAATCTCTATCGAAAAATTTACCTAATATATTATCATTGAGGTATTTTTTGTCTTCTAAAACTTCTAACATAAATTGATATTTACATTCTAAGTATGTAAGTTCTTTTTTGTTGTAAGCTACTTGTAGGATTTTTCTTGTTAAATCTCCCCAATTTGCTTCTTTTATAAAAGCATGTGAACCATAGTAAGTTTTCCAATCGCTTTCCTTTAACACTCTTTTGAATGTTGGTGGGCGACCTTTACCTTCATATAGGGCTTTTTCTTTTTTACCTAATTTTTTCTTTAAATTATAAATTAAAGATTTTTTACCAATGTACTTTTTTCCTGTTGGAGTGTGAGTTGTTTGATAAATGAAACCAAATGCACCTTCTGGAAGGTCAGCGATTTCGTTGATGAGTTTGTTTTGATAGTACCATTGCATAGTGGTAATGTACGAAGGCTATTTTAGGTATCCCAGCGAACTACAATAGTTGTGTCAGTTTCATCTGACATTCTTATAGGAGATCCTAACTTAGCTACTACTAATAAATCATTTTGCTCATTATATAAACCAACTGTAGTAACGTATGGTTTAAAAAGTGAGCCTGTTGCAAAGTCTGCTAGGTTTTGGTCTTGTGATGTTTTTGTAGGTCTTGCTGATGTATTTAAAGTATCATTATATTCATGTTCATCAACTGTACATTGATATTCATGTTCCCATATTGTGTGGGTTCCTTTAAATTTGTATTGGAGAAGTTCGTTTCTACTTGGATGTAAAGCGTGTACATATAATGGATGTGTTATTGCTGTTATTCCAGTTGAATAGAAGCAATTTCCTACATAAGGAGATCCATTAACTTGATTATAATGGTTTGTTATTTGAGTATCTGATA